AGGTGGATTAACAGTTGATAGAAGAGAACAAAATCATATTCATCAACTTGATAAATTAAGTCGAGAAGAAATTATTGCTAGACTTCAACAAATCAGATCAGATTATCCTCATGCTTTTGTAGAGGGTCAATTTAAGAAAGTAGACAATGACAGAGAAAAATCTTTGGTTGCTATTGAAGAAAAATCTTCCTCCAAAAACTCATTATCAAAGAATTGAAAATAGGGTATCAAATGGAATGTGTGACACATTCTTGTGTCATAATGGTATTTCTGTTTTTATTGAATTAAAGATAACTAAAAATAACCATGTTTTACTACAAACATCTCAAATTGCTTGGAATATGTCGCTTTTTAATTCAAAAGGGTTATCTTTTTTCTTGGTCAAGCACCTCTTGACCTCTGACCTATTTTTATTTGAGGGGTCTCAAGCCATTGAATTATCTGACAATGGTCTTTTGACAAAGGCTATTTTACAGACAAAAGACATAAAAGAAATAATAAAATTCATCTTTGGCAGCCGTTAACATGTTAACTATTTTTTAGGCAGCCTTTAACATGTTAACTAAATTCTGGAAATCCAGGCCTTTAACATGTTAACTATTTTCTTGCGTCTTGCGTGTTGATGACCGATGGTCAATTGACCATCGATAAAAGATGCTTGACCATGGTCTTGCGTCTTGCGTCTTGTGACCGTTTGTGATCGAAAACGATCACAAAAAAAAGAGACTAGGAGGGGAGGATTTCCTAGTCTCTAGAGCTTGATAAGTGAGCTATCCCGATTAGCTCACTATTTAGTTAACATGTTAAAAACTTGGTGTCAATGTTTAGGGTACGAAACATTTTTAACTTTTGGATTATAACAAGCTTTACATTCTAAACATTTACCTTCTTGTTTATATGCTATGCATTCTAAACCAAAAGCTTTTTTATTTTCATGTACTGTAGATGTATTGTTAAAACCCTCTAATGGTTTTTGATCAATGTTTGGTGAAGAGATTCTTAAACAAACATTATCTGGTAGTTTTTGAATTTTTAAAACTTGTCGCCATATCTTATATTCTTTAGAAGGTATCCAATGTTTTATATTTGGTGTTAGTCTACAAACTTCTAAAATGTTAAGAGCCATAAAAACATCTTGAACATCTCCACTATCAAACCATCTAAAAAAATTTTTCTTTTGAGATTGTAATAACCAAACCATAATAGGAATAAAATTTGGACTGTTAAAGAATTCTAAACGTCTAGCCATTGCATCCTTAACCACTGGGAAAACATAACATCCTTTTAATGCATAGCATCCATTACAAACTGTTCCAGATTTTTTTGCTAGTTTAGATCCAGTTTTACATTTTTTAGCATCTAATGAAATTGATTTAACGCCTAGTTTACTAGTATTAGATAACATCTTTTTATAATAACTTTTTTCTTCTTTATTTAATTGTATCATTTTTTAACCCTCCAATAAGTTAATTATAAACCCATTGCAATTTATTGCAATGGGTTTTTAGTTTTATAAATATTTAAATAAATCTCTTGTAGTATATTTAAAAAAGCCTCTATTAGATATTTTTAATTTATCTAATATACCTTTTTTTAATACTAGATATTTTTTACTTTTAACAATTTTTGCTTTTCCAGATTTTAATCCTTTTTCTTTGTTTATCTCAATTAAAGCTTTTATTGTCTTTTCAAATTGCTTTAACCCTTCATAAACTTTTTTATTGTCTTTTGATAGTTCATACATTTTAAGAATAGATATAATTGCTTTCTGTCTATCCTCAATTGAATAAATATTAAATTCACTTTTTATTAAATCTTTTTCTATGTTTATTTTTTGATATGCCATTTTTTTATCCTTTCATATCTTTTTTGTTTATAAATAAACAATAAACTATATATAAAAATAAGTAAACAATTAATTGCAATAAATAACAACTATCAATTAACATGTTAACTATCCAGGCCTTTAACATGTTAACTATTAACATGTTAACGATCGAGGCAAGACCGTACATGAGCCATGACCGAAGGTCATGACCGTTATAGCGACCGTAGGGAGCGACCGTAGTTGGTTAACAATGTTAACTAAATATGGTTCTTGCATCTTGGAGGATATATTGAACATGTTCATTGTCTTGCGTCTTGCGTGTTGATGACCGTTTTAACAAACACAAAAACAAACACAAAAAAAAATGGGAGCATATGCTCCCATTCTTCGAGGATAAAACTTTTCGGGTGGAGCTTTTGTTTTAGTAGTTTCGTGCTATGAATGGGAGATTCTTTGTTTCTTCGTGGTCTTCACAATCTTTTCCGACCCAACATTCGGGGAGTATGATTGTGGTGTAGTAGTCCAAACAATCACTGCTACCCCCGAAAATATATTTTATGTCTTGCATGTTGTGTTGTGCTTGGTAGTCTTCGAAGTTTTCGTACTCGGTAAAGTCGCAACAGATTGCGACTACATCAAGTTCAAAAGTTCCAGAATCTTGACACTCGGAAAACTCTTCGAAATATTCATATAAGGCTCTTAAACTTTCGTAAGTAAAATTATTTTTGTAAGTGTCCCAAGTTCTAAAAGCATCAATAAATTGATGCTCGTTTACTCTTTGTATTATCATTTTTAGTTTTCCTTATATGTTTGGATTAATTACTATTCTTTCATTTCCTAGTTTATTAGATCCACAGTAATAACATTCTTTAAATGTTTCTTCATAGTCTCTTGTTACTAATGTTTCTTTACATTCTAAACAATTCACTTCTCTTGTATTATAAGTTTTAAGATTGTTATCAATACTGCTATATGTAAACCAATTCATCTTATTATCCTTTTTCTGATTTTAGTTGTTTAATTATTTTATTAGCATGATCCATTTTTTTTGCCATATCTCTAATATTAGCAAAAACATTTTCAAAACCCTTGTGATCTAAATTAGGGTTTTGCAATGCCATTATAATTATTTCTCCACATGTAATCCAATTAGGAGTGATATCTATTTTATCACTAACATTATTATTTGTTTTCTCTAAATGCTTATCTCTAATCTCTACTTGTTTTTTGTAATGATTAATAAGTTTTTCAGATTGAGTTAATTTAGTCATCTTATCATCCTTTCTAGGAAGTGGCACTAAGCCACTTTCCTTGTTACAGTTAAACCTTTTTGTGAATCTCTATGAAGATAAACAGTTCCTTTCCATTTTGGATCAATAGATCTATTGCCATAGTAGGTAGTAGTTCTAAAGTATCTAGACTTTCTAGGATTATATGTAACTGTTTCTAGATCACCAGATAATGTCCAAGTGTCACACCATTCACCAGACACATAAGCATGAACATACTTTTTGTTTTCTGCTATTACTTTTTGTCTAGTTTTTTCTCCAACAATAAAGTGAGCATTGTCTAGTCTCATATGGTCACAATATCCAATAACTATCCATCCAAGTTTACCATTACCTCTTCTTACTTTTACTTGGACACTAAAAGTATCTGTAGTTAAGTTTCTATAAACTCTTACCAAAGTTCCTTTAGCTAAACTTTCTCTTGTAATTTGATCTTTCATTTTATTATCCTCGTTTTGTTAAGTTATAAAAAAACAGTATCACGGTTTTTTAAATAAGTAAAACAATTAATTACAATTAATTGCATTTATTTTAACTTTCTTATTAACATGTTAACTAATTACTTAGAGTTATTACTTAACATGTTAACTATGTTGGGGTTACTGATTTAATTAACATGTTAACTTTACAATCCAATAACCCCCTCCCACCCATATAACGGGGGTGTGTAGTATGTGGCATGTCATGTCATGTTAGCTTGATAAATTCATTCAAATATATTATCGTTTGGGCATGAATCTAGACTCGTTGCCAAAAGAAGTGTTACAACAAGTTCTTCAACTTGAAGAACAAAAGAAAAAACTTGAAACTCGTGAGTTGGCAAGGGACAAGTTTATGGCGTATGCCAAACATGTATACGAGGGATTTATCGAAGGACGGCATCACAGAATAATAGCTGAGAAGCTTGAAGCGATTGCCGATGGTAAATTGAAAAGATTAATTATCAATATGCCTCCCAGACATTCCAAGTCTGAATTAGCCTCTTATCTTATGCCTTCTTGGTTTTTAGGAAGGAACCCTAAATTAAAAATAATACAAGCTACCATGAACACTGAACTTGCGGTAAGGTTTGGAAGGAAGGTTCGTGATCTCATAGCTGATCCTATCTATAGCGATGTGTTTCCAGATACGGACCTGAAACAGGATAGCCAGGCGGCTGGAAGATGGGAAACGAGTCGTGGCGGGGAATATTTTGCCGCAGGGGTGGGTGCAGCAATGACAGGTCGTGGTGCTGATTTATTAATTATTGATGATCCACACTCTGAACAAGATGCGTTGTCTTCAACTGCGTATGACAATACATACGAGTGGTACACTTCTGGACCGAGACAGAGATTACAACCGGGGGGTACCATCATAATTGTGCAGACAAGATGGTCTAAGAAAGACCTCACGGGTAGATTAATTACAGATCAAGCAAAAGACACTATGGCAGATCAATGGGAAGTGGTCGAGTTTCCAGCGATACTTCCTACTGAAAAAGCGTTATGGCCCGAATTTTGGAATGTTGATGAATTGTTAAAGGTCAAGGCTTCACTGTCCATTGGCAAGTGGAATGCTCAGTGGCAGCAGAATCCTACATCTGAAGCAGTGGCAATGGTCAAGCGTGATTGGTGGCAGTTATGGGAACGGGAAGACACACCGAGATTGGACTATATTATTCAGAGTTACGATACGGCTTACAGTAAAAAAGAGAGTGCTGACTATAGTGCGATAACGACATGGGGTATTTTCGAGCCGAAGGAGAATGGCGAACAGCATATTATATTGCTTGATGCGACAAAGGGGCGTTGGAATTTTCCAGAGTTAAAGGACATAGCGATAGAGCAGAATGAATATTGGGAACCAGATTTGATGTTGATTGAGGCAAAAGCATCTGGTCAATCATTAGCGGATGAGATGCGATTAATAAATTTACCCGTAGTTACATTTAGTCCTGGTAGACGCAAAGGGGGTAACTTAGATAAGGTTACGAGGATGCATATGGTATCTCCTATT